TCTAGGATCATGGGATCATTGGAATAAGTTAGCAAATGATACAATACCAGATTTAAAGAATGCAATACAAGCTTGGAGAGACGAACTGGATGTTCGCCTCAAAGCACATGGACTTAAAGCTTTGATACACGCATCGAGAGATAATGATGCGAAGGGAGTACAAGCTTCTAAGTATCTCGTAGAGAAAGGTTATATTCAAAAGAGGGGACGACCTTCTAAAGAAGAAGTGGATAGAGAACTTAAAGCCAATACTAAATTAAAAAAAGAATTTGAATCAGATCTAGAACGCATAGGTCTTAAAGTCGTGGGAAAAGAATAATATGGCAAAAGTAAACCTTAGTGACATAACATCAGGATATGCTTCAGTTGCATCATTAAATGCTACGTTTAATAGTATTGAAGATGAATTTAATAATAAGGTACTCTATCGTAATAATCCAGGTGGTGAACCTAACCAAATGGAAAGTGATCTTGACTTAAATGGTAATGATCTTCTTAACGTAGGTGGATTAACAACAACAAGTTTAACAGTAAATGGTATTGACTATTTAGCACAAATGAATACTATTTATAATAATTATACCAGTATCACGCAGAGTGTTACTGTTAGCACAGCAGCACCTTCTGGTGGTTCAGATGGTGATATTTGGTTTACAATAACTTAACAGGAGAAACAATAAATGGCAGCTTTATCAGACCACGCAGAAAAATTGTTATTAGATTGGATGATGACAACAGGTTCTGCAACAAGACCAACAGCTTGGTATGTAGCATTATATACTGCAGCACCTAGTGATTCAGGTGGTGGTACAGAATTAAGTGGTAATGGTTATGCTCGTGAAGCAGTAACCTTTGCAGCAGCAACATCACCAGGAGGTACAACATCTAACACAGGTGATATTACATTTACAGCAGCAGGTGGTGACTGGGGTACTATTACTCACATAGGTATTCATGATGCTTCTACAGGTGGTAACCTATTATGGCATGGAGTTATGACTGCATCTAAGACAGTAGCTGACGGAGATACATTACAGTTTTCTACTGGTAATATTGACCTTACAATAGCTTAAGGAAACTAAATGGCAGAAGGTTTTCGAATATCGGAGAGTGGTGACTTTCGAGTTACCGAGGCTTCTGTCTCACGAACAACTGAAGGATTTGAGGTTGGTGAATCAACCCTTTCAGCTTCAGGCAGTATAGCTAGTGTAAGTTATTTAAGTACAACAGGATCAGCAAGTCTAAGTGGACAAGGTTCTAAATTAAGTGCAGGTTTTAGCACACTAGAACTAACAGTCAGTTTATCTGCAGTAAGTAGTATATCTGATACAGCACAAGTAGTTTTATTAGCTGAAGTACCTATGACAGCTATAGGGACTTTAGCATCGGATGCTTTAAGAACTTGTTTTGGTGAGTCACCATTAAGTGCTACTGGTTCACAAGCTAATGTAGGACTTAAAACATTATTCGGTAGTTTAGTTTCAGGAACAGATGAAGTTACACGTATTACAGAATCAGGAGATATTCGTGTACTAGAAAATGGTACTGATACTAGAACAGCTATAGCAGCTTATGGTAATATTATCTTTGCTACTATTGTAGGTAATCCAAGTAAAACATTCTTTAGTTCTCAGCCTTATTATAAAGATGCAGGATCTTGGAACACATTTATTCCAAATGTAAAATGGAATGGAGCTTGGACTCAAAACTTAAAAATCTATAAACACACTAACGGAGCTTGGAAGAGGAGTTATTAAACTATGGCAAATATTAAAATATCAGACTTAACAGCCGCATCGGCAGCAGCAGATGCTAACGAGTTTGAAATAAACGAAGGTGGTACCAGTAAGAAAGTTACTGGTGCTCAACTTAAAGCATACGCAAATGCAGGTGATGGTGCATTAGCAACTAAAGATACAGTTGCTACAGCAGACATTGACAACCTTGCAGTTACTACAGGTAAGTTAGCAGCAGATGCTGTTGATGGTACTAAAATTGCAGATGATGCTATTGGTAATGAACACATAGCAACAGATGCAGTTAATGCAGATTCTATTGCAGCAAATGCTGTAGGTGCTGATGAACTTAATGTAACAGGTAATGGTACAGCAGGTCAAGCTTTAACTTCTGATGGTGATGGTACATTCTCCTGGGCAGATGCAGGAGGTGGTTATTATGTAGAAAAAGTAACTACATTTGGTAATTCAACTACATGGACTGCTTTAAATAATTCTGAATTAGTAAGTGTTATAGCTATTGGTGGTGGTGGTATGGGAAGTGCTAGAGGTATTAACTTAAACGCTATTAACGCGGGTGCAGGTGGCGGAGGTGGTATGGGATCTGCTACATTTACTAAAGCTCAATCAGGTAATTCACAAGCCATTACTGTAGGAGCAGGTGGTACTATTACATGGAACAATCCTGGTAACACATTAAATCGTGCAAATGGAAATCCAGGAGGACAGTCTAAATTTGGTAATATTGTAGTTGGTAATGGAGGAGCTGCTGCTGCAACTAACAATGGTGGAGTAGGAGGAAATGGAGCAGTTAACGTTCCTGCAGTCTCTTCAGTAACAGGATCAGGAGGAACTGGATGTAATTATAGTGCCTCTAATAATGTTGTAGCTACTGGAGGAGCTCTTGGTGGTGATGGGTATGGTCAGACAGTAGGAGGATGGCAATATCAAAATTATGTTCAACTAGTACCAGGACGAGTAGCACGATCAGAAATTAAAGGAAAAGGTTATAATGGTATAAGAGCCTCAGGTCCTGCTACAACTGTTAATGGTTATGATGGAGTTGTTGTTGTTATTGAATGGAGCCCAGTATAATGAATTATTGTATAATAGAAAATAATGTTGTTACTAATATAATTAAAGTTGCTAATGAAGAGGAAGCTAATCTTTTTAATGCAGTTTATTTAGGAGAAGATGCTGCTATAGGAGATGTTGTTATTGATGGAACTATTCCTGAAAAACCTATAAAAAGTGAATCTACTTTAAAAGCAAATAAAATAAGAGAAGATAGAAATAAATTACTTGCAGATACTGATTGGTGGGGATTAACTGATCATGTAATGACTTCTGAAGAAGCTGCTTATCGTCAAGCATTAAGAGATATAACAGAGCAAGAAGGATTTCCAGATAATGTAGTATATCCAACCTTGCCATAGTATATATAATATAGTATAATAGATAAGTAATATAATAAGATAAAGGTGTAAATGGATACTGTAAATGAATGTTTAACTGATTGTGCTTTTTTTCCAAAACATTTAAGTGATTCTTTTTGTGATAGTCTTGTAACAGCATATTCACAAGATAATGTAACTAAAGAACCTCCAATTGTAGGAAATAAAAATAAAATAGATAAATCTATTCGTGATGTTGAACGTGTTATACTTCCTCAAAGTCAAGGTATAGGATCTGCATTAACTTCTACAGGATTAAATGCAAATCATTATTGGTGGAAATATAATATAACTCATTCTAATCAAACTGAGTTTTTAATATATAAACCTAATGGACACTATAAACCTCATGTAGATACTTGGCATACACATGGTGATAATACAAGAAAACTTACAGTATTAGCTTTACTTAATGATGATTATGAAGGTGGGAAGTTTTTTCTTAATTCAGGAGGAACTCCTTACTATCCTTTTCAAGAAAAAGGAACAATACTAGTATTTCCTAGTTATATGGTACATGGTGTTGAACCAGTAACAAAAGGTATAAGATACAGTGCAGTAACATGGTTAGAAGGACCTTATTTTAAATGATACTTAATATATTTAAATAAGGCTAAGATAATTTTTAAGATAAGGATAAAAATATGGATGGATTTATAAGAGTTAATAAAAATGCTTTTAGTCATGAATTTTGTGATAAAGTTATAAACTATTTTAATGGAGCAGAAGAAAATGGTTTAGTAATTGATCGACAATCACATGACGGAGTTAATAAACTATTAAAACAAGATTTAGCTAAATTTATACCTGAATCAACTTATCCCTTTAGTCATACTTCACAAGAAATTTTAAATGAGTTTAATGAAATATTTTGGGAAAGGTGTTACAAAGAGTATGCAGACAATTACGATATATTAAATTCATGTGACCCTCATAAATCCTATACAGTAAAAATTCAAAAAACAAGACCTGGTGAAGGTTATCATGTATGGCACGCAGAGAATACTAGTAGAGAACACAGTAATAGAATATTAACATGGACAGTATATCTTAATGATGAGTTTGAAGCGGGTGAAACAGAATTTCTTTATCAACACTATAGATATAAACCAAATAAAGGAGATTGTATAATATTTCCTGCTGCTTTTACACATACACATAGAGGGAATCCACCAATAGGTGGAGACAAGTATATTATAACAGGATGGGTAGAATTTTAATATGACAACAACTAAAGAAGTAGAACAACGTATATCCTCTCATGAAGAGCTGTGTGCTGAACGTTATGCAAACATACATGCTCGTATTGATAAAATAGAAAATGTTCTTAACAAACTTCTTTGGGCTATTATTTTTGGTTTTGGTAGTATTGTTATATCTTCATTAGTAATTAATAAAGCTCAGGCTGATACTAGAACAATAATTGAACAACGAGGTATGCCAGTACCTACTGCTATTGCTCCTTCTATATCAGCTTACTCTCAAGACTTATGTGTAGTACCAGTAACTGGTGCAATATCAGGTGGTATTATATCTGTAGCAGGTGGTACTGCTGTTGAAGATGATGGATGTCAACGTA